TTACTGCTTTAACAGTATTTTTAGCACCTGTTGCGATTATCTTTCCTGCTGTCTTTGCTAATTTAGGACCTAACTTAAGTATAGATTTTGCTAATTTAAATGCTCTCTTTATAAATTTAATTACTCCACGAAGTGCTTTAACTATCTTCAATATCTTTCGGATTGCCAACGCTACACCAACAAGAACGACACCATCGACTAACCATTTGAAATTATTGACAACCCATCCAAATATTTTTTCTAAATTTTTACGATTTGCTTCATCTGATAACCAACTAAATGCACCTGTGACTAATTGACCAGCAAATATTGTAAGTAAAAAATTCTTTATCTTATCAAAGAATCCAACTGCTGGTGCAACTAATTTTGATGTGCTTTCTTTTATACCAGAGAATATACTCTTTCTTTTACCTTCTAATTGTTTTTCTTCATCTGCACGTTGTCCCTTCTCTAGTTTTGCTCGAAGGTTTTCATTTTCTTCCTTACCTGCTGCAATTCTAGATCGATAATCATTTACTAATATAGTTCCAATATCATATATTGCAGCATTAGTTTCATCAGTATCAGTTCCTGATCCAGCTCCAATCTTTAATTTTACTATATTTAATTCATTTGTTTCGATTCTCTTTTTAAGAGCTCCTATAGTTTTGAATATATTTTTAAATTTCTTCTGTTCTTCCTTTAAATCAATCTCTGCTTTGACCTGACCAAATGATTTTGCATCAATTCTTCTTTTTCTTCTCTTTATACCCTCTGGTGGTATGATGGTTCCACCTCTACCTGAAGGTCTTGGAATAAATCTACCACCACTCTTTCCCATGATAGAACTACTACCATTACCACTAGGGAAAATGGACTTAAGGTTAGTTACATTAAGTTTTAGATTAGTAGTTTCCACTCTGTTGTGCCTTTAGGTTTTCCTCTTCGATATACTGCTGTAATAACGAAACATAAATCTCACGCTCCCACGGAATCATGTTTTCAATCTCCGTTAAAGAGTATTTATGATGCTGAATCAAGGCAAAATTAATTTTGTAGTATGACTCCAGATTCGTATGAGACATACCTAGCTGAAAAAAGCAGCTAGTCCCTCCAATACGACATCAGATTCAACTTTGGTGTGTGGGTTTGTAACTTTTACAGTATGAGAAAGTTTGGGCATAGTTGCAAAGAAGTTTTCAACATCTTTGAATTGTTTAGTATTCAATGACTCAACAAATTCAGTTAATTCTTTCTTTGTAGAATCTTTAGAACTCCAACTTTCTTCTGCATTATATATCATGTCAATACAGGAAGTTATCATTTCCATAGTTGTTGATATATCAGAACTTGCTGTGTCTGATGTTTCAAAGTTACTTTCAATAAATTGATTAATTGATGGATATTTCATCTTCATTGAAAGTTGATCATCAAGTTTGACTATATTCTTGTGTGATTTGTCTTTCTGTATTTTGATTGTGTCAATATCAATCATGGCAGTGACTTGAGTTTTCTCATCGTCAGGGCATAATAAATTAACTTCAATAGTTTCTCCAACCGACTTACCACGCACGTTAAGAAACAGATATTCCATATCAAAGGTTGACAAATTACTTAACTTGACTCCTCTTGTAATAATACAGGCATCTAATATTTCTACAATCGCATCCGTAATTTGTTTCATATCTTCCGATTCAAGTGCCATGATCAGAATTTTCTCTTCTCTTACAAGAAATGGGCGATACTTTATTTTTTTACCAGTTGAAGGTAATACCAACTCATAGGTTGGCGTATTAATTTTAGGTAAAGGCATAATGTCTGATACAATTCAGTTTAGTTATTTATACTACCTACGTCCATGATATATCTGTCATAATTAAAACTAACAGTAACCTTGAGGATTTCAGCAGTACCATAAGAAACAGGGATTGAGGTTATCGATTTTGGAAACGCATTGATAAATTGATAATCTAATCTCCTTCTATAGTTCTTTTCAAATTTAGTTATATACATTGTATCACATTTATATGAATCTGGATACTGCACTCTTCGATAAAATCCTTTTTGATTCTCACCAACATTTGCACCACTAGCGATGTAATCCATCCAACCTTCAAATATTCTCAAGTTTGTATAGTTTTCATCAATATAAAATGTAAAATCAATATCAGTATAGATTCTTGTATGTGCAAACTCCTGTGGAACTCCCATAAAATCTCCCTTCACCTCTCCTGTGGTAAAGGCAGATGCTGGTAATGATGCTTCGCTGCATAATATACCACTCTTCCTTGATATAAAATCTCTTACGTTACCGATTCCCATGAACGTAAGATGATTTGTAACTGATGGTTTAAGTGAAGAGAAACTAACTTGATAATAATTTGACTGTGCAAGAGGTGTAAGTGCCTCTTTCGCACCAAACATGTTTATGTTTCTAACTATAGGTTTTGCCACTCTAAATACCTATTAAGACTTTCTATATTATTTCTATTTATGTCATATAAAGGTAAGTTTAGACCGACCTTCATTAAAAAGTACAAAGGAGATCCTACAAACATCATTTACAGGTCATTGTGGGAGAAGAAATTTATGGTCTACTGTGATAAGAATACGAATGTATTGGAGTGGGGAAGTGAAGAAATTGCACTACCATATCGTTCTCCTGTTGATAATAAGATTCATAGATACTTTCCAGATTTTTACATCAAAGTTAGAGAATCAACTGGTCAGATCAAAAAATACTTGATTGAAGTGAAACCATTTAAACAAACAGTTGAGCCTCAAGTTAAAAAGAGGAAAACAAAAGGATATATCTATGAAGTTTATGAATATGCTCGCAATCAAGCAAAATGGAAGGCAGCAAGAGAATTTTGTAAAGACAGATTATGGGAGTTTAAAGTCTTAACAGAAAACGAACTTGGAATCAAATGAGTCGAATCAGTCCAGTATTAAATGAATTAATAGGTATTGAAGATCCTGATGCGTTGATGGTTGAAATTCTTGATGTATTAAGTGAAACCGAATCAACTCCAAGTGTTGGTAACTACTACACGTTTGTGTATCAACCAAAGACATCCAGTGTTCGTTATGATGCACATCCATTTGTTGCTGTTACAAATGTATTCTCATGGGGTTTCAGTGGAATCAATTTTCATTGGGGTCAAACACGACAATATACCTTTCAAGAAGTGGTTGGAAGTCTACATAAAGTCTATTCAAATGAGATAAGAGATTTACAAACTCTACCTTTTGGAAAAATACGTATAAATAGTTAAAAAACTAGGTCGATATGGCAAACCGAAGGGGCAGTGGAGTAAAAAATAGAGGAAGAGAAGGTGGAAACTTTAGTGGTATTCAGCAGCAAAATGTAAGAGGTAGTGGTGCAAAACCAAGAAGTGGAGCTCCGTATGTAAACCCAAATGCAAATAGTAATAAAAGGGGATCTGCCTTTAATGGAGGGGTTCAGACAAGTCCAAACACAATAGACAAAGTTGATCCACAACAATATGATTCAAGAAGAGATAGAAATAAAACCAGATTAAATAAGGGAAGAAATACACAATCACAAAGGCAGTCAAGAGGTGGTGTTTTAAGATATCCATATCAAGCACTTACAGCACACACAGATTATTTACAGATTGATATTGTAGAATATAAGTCAGTTAAACAATCAAGTGGTAGTTTAATTTCAAATCCAGCATCAGGGAATCGTAGAATACAAGGAAGTAAAGTAGTGGGTAGCACAAGACCAAGAGGACTTGCAACAAAAGCACTTTTAAATAATGGCTCTATACTACTTCCCATACCAAATTCAGTTCAAGATGGTAACTCTGTTGATTATGGAAGCAGTAAATTAAGTAATCTTCAAGCAACTGCAGCGAGTGGTATTAGAGATGTAATGGATGCTGATTTTACAAAAGGTGGAACACAATATGTTGATGATGTAACAGGAGCCATAAAAAATGCAGCTAAAGAATTTAACGAAGGAGTTGGTGGTGGTGAAAAGGCAGCAGACTTATTAAAGAAACAGTTAACAACTCAAGCAGTTGGTATGTTAGGTGGTAATATTACTGTCGATCAATTAATGGCAAGAGAAAATGGAGAAGTCTTTAATCCAAATATGGAATTACTCTTCAATGGTCCTACATTAAGAAACTTCAAGTTCTCATATAAAATGATGCCACGTAGTGAACAAGAAGCAGAGCAAGTGAGATTAATTATAAGATCATTTAAAAGTAATATGGCAGTGAAAACAAAAGCATCATCTGGTCAAGGTGGATCATTCTTTCTAAAAACACCCAACGTATTTAATTTAAGATATCGTACGGGTAATCAAGATCATCCATTCCTACATAAATTTAAACAGTGCTTCTTAACTGATATATCTGTAAATTATACAGGAGAAGCATCACACATGACATATGCTGATGGAACACCAGTTTCAATGGTAATGGATCTTACATTTAAAGAACTTGAACCAATTTATGATGTTGATTATGAAGACGAAAGTGCAGTAGGTTTCTAATGAGTTTTTTCAGAGAATTTCCAAATTTAATATATCCTTCTTATATGTCGGATCGTTTTTCCTCACTTAATACAATTGAGGTTAAGAATATATTTCGTAGAATTAAACTACGTGATGATCTAAAAAATAATTTTACAGTATTTAATTACTATCAGATACCAATGAATTATAGACCAGATATGGTTGCCGATGAAGAATATGGATCACCAGAACTCGATTGGGTTATAATAATGACCGCTGGAATTATCAACGTCAGAAATGAATGGCCGTTGTCTGATAAAGAGATATATGACTTTGCTCTTGAAAAATATGGAACTAATTTAAATAACGTAAAATATTATGAAACAAAAGAAATAAAAAATGCCGATGGAAGAATCATACTTCCAAAAGGCAAAGTTGTTGATGAAGATTTTGTATTCACCTACTATGATGGTGGTCGTCAATCAGTTTCTGGAACAAATGTAAG